AACCACGCGGGGAAAAACTTGCTGATCTGCTGCGTCTTGCCGTGACGCGGTGGCATCGTGACGATCAGCCTGGGCCACACGCCCTTGTCTACCTGTTCGAGTGCGGCGGCCAGAATCTTGTGATGCTTCGCGACTTCGTACATCGACTGCGACAAGTCGTCCGGGTCATCGGGCGACGGCATGAGCAGTCGGCAGTACGCGAGGAAATCATCTCGCGCCGATTTGAAAACTTTCAGGCGCTCCAGCGCCTCAAGACGGTTTTGAAGCGTCTCGATGCCCTTGACCTGGGTCGCACGGTCATCCGCGTCGGCGAGTGACGGTCTCTCCAAGGCTGCGCTCGTAGGCTCCGGGCTGGACTGCGGCCTGTCCGGGCTTCCGTTGAGCGTTGTAAATTTTGGCGGCGCTGGTTTTCGCTTTCGCGGCCGGGACGCCTTTGTGGATGAAGTCATCGCGTAATTTCAGGTATTTCTCTGGCATCGGGTTCTCATGACTAGCTAGGGCCGATCCCCTGCCTCCACGCGCCGGGATCGAGCCGCGAGGCTTACAAGTCCGTCGCGCTTTCTCCCCGTGGGGAGCTGGAGGCAGGGGTCAGCGTTCTTGCTTTTCATCGCTCGTCCGTTTTCGGCTCCGGGACCTGACCCATCACAGGGGCGGGCGGCGGAGCCAGCGTCACTTGGCCAGTGGCAATCGCCTGCAACATGCCCACGGCGATGTCGTACGCCTCGCGCTGCGCGCGCGTGTGCGATACCTGTTCCAGAAACTGCAACGCGTACGACGCCGCGATCTGAGGGTTGATCTGCACTTGCTGCTGGTTGTCGTGTCCGTTCTTCATGTGGCCTCGCGTAGTTAGGTGTAGATGAACTGAACTCTGGCAGGCGCGCCGTTGCCGGCCTTGGCGGAACCGGAGTTGATGTTTCCGGCACCGCCGCCGCCGGGTGCGTTGCCGTTCGCGCCGGTAGTAGTTACTCCCGCGCCACCATTCGGCGACGAGCCGCTGTTTACTGATGACGAGCCGTTGCCGCCCGTGGTGCTGGTCGTGCCGCCGGTGTTGGAGACGGTGCCGCCCGCGCCGCCGGTGTTTGTGGTGCCGGGTCCCGCGCCGTTGCACGCCATCGTGAAAGACGGTGACGCGGAGATGACGTTGCTGTTGCCGCCGCCCGTCCCGCTGCCGTTGCCTGGACCTTGGAGGCCCGTGCCGCCACCGCCCACGGAGTAGGTGAACGTCTGTCCACCTGTGACGCTGAGTGTTCGTTCGGCGTAGCCGCCGCCGCCACCGCCACCGCCCGGAGGTCCGGTGAAAAGACCACCGCCACCGCCCGCGCCCCACAACTTGATGGTCACGCTCGTCGCGCCAGCCGGAACGGTTTCCGTCTGACTGGTTAGCGGGCCGTTGTAGGTGTTTGTCTGCCCCGTGAACCCAGCGATGTTCATAAACAGTTGCGCGAGGTCTGTGCCAGCGGACAGGAACCCGGTGTTAGCAATCGCCGGCAGCGAGCCGCGCGGCTCGAAGCGCTGCGCAAGGTCCACGCCGCCGTTGCTCAGGTACCCGACGTTGGCAATGGCCGCGCTGGTACGCGCCTTGAAAAGCACGTCCAGGTCGCCGCGTCCGCTGACAACGTAGCCGGTTGTCACGCGGCCTCCGCGTGCTCGTCCTGCCATGCGGCGAGCAACAAGATTGCGAGCCGGTCATAGGCGACAGTCTTGCCGTCCGAAAGCTGCGGACAGACTTCGTGGACTTCTTCGGCGATGAGCCCCAACTGTTCGCGGTCGTCACCGTCGAGCAGGCGATACAGGAGCGGGCGCAGACGCGCGAGTAGGCCCGCCGCACGTCGCGGCGCGCCGGTCTCGCGCTTGATCGCGCGCGAGGAGGTGCTGATGAAGCTTGGCGCGGTGAAGTTGTAACTGGTGAACGCGCCGGTCGAGCTGTTGCGACCGACGATCCACTTCGACTCGCCCTGCACGTAGATGCCGCAACCGTCCGTGCCGTTCGACATGAAACACGGTCGCAATCCCGAGTCGTATACCGTAATGCCGACGTATCCGCCGACTTCACCGGCGACGAGAAAGCCGCCGTATGTCACGTTGCCCAGGTTGGGTTGTAACCTACGTCCGTTGCTTACGTCCGTGAATCCCACGTCGCTGCGAAAGCCGCCGCCTGCGCGCATGTCGAGCGGTGTGTAGACGCCATTGCTGTATGAACTGTTGCCGTTCAGCCGTAGATATCCGTCGGCGTCATTCGCAACTGCGTTGATTCCGCCGATGTAGATGCGTCCGCTGGAGCTGGAGCCGTTCTGCCCTGAAACATTGAACGACTGACAAGCAGCAACCAAGTCGAGATAACTGCCGTTCGCGCGGTTGTACGCCTGTAGATAGGCGACGGCGCTGACCATGCCAAGCTCAACGCCGGGAGCGGCGTTAAAGCCGCTGCCGAAGCCGCCCGTGACTTGCAGCCCGCCGCTGCTGGTGATGCGCGCGCCCTCCGCGCCGGCAGTTGCGAAAGCGAGTGCGGCAGCGGTGGGGCGGAACATCCCGGTGTTGGTTTCCGCATTGAACGACAGCGCAGGAATCGCAGCGGTGCCACTGGGCAGGCGAACTTGCGTCGTGCCGGTGTCGAAGGACCAGACCCCCGTCGCGCGCGACAAGGTAATCATTGCGCCAAGCGTTGCGCCCGCATCGCTTCGGCGGATGAGCTGAAAATCCGAGCCCGCGTCGGCTCCGCCCTCCGCTACACCGTTGACGCGCGCCGTCCAGCGGTTGATGCCGTTGGTTTGGTAGTTGATGTCGCGAATCGCGACAGTTGTGCTGTTGAAGTAGGCGTTCGTGCCGGCCGGCCCGGTCATCGTCAGATTGGTACCGAAGAACGAGAACGACGGGTTGTTAGTCGAGTTGCCAAAAGAGAGGTTGGTAACTACAGCGCCCGTGCCGTGGTCTATTTGTAATGCGTTCGCCGCAGCGTTGTAAGCGTCGTTCGCGGCGCGAATAAAGAAGTGGCCGTCTGACGCCTGCACGTCCCAGCGGTGCATATCTGCGGCCGATGTCGAGTAAAACGTAACGTATGACTCGCCGCCGCCTTTGCCGAGTGACACGCCGGACGTTGCGAAGGTGGAATTAATTACGCCCGTGAATAGATGGGTGCCGGTCCACGTCGGCGCGATGGCCTGCGAGAGCGCGTGTGTGGCGTCGGATCGCGGCGCGGTCGCCGCGACTCCATTGACGGCAGTCAGGCCGATGAGCCCGGTGGGATCAGCAAGGTTGGCGGCCGGACCCACCGGCCCCTGAATACCTTGAATACCCTGAATGCCCTGCGGGCCGGCAGGGATAGTTAGGTTCAGCGTTTGCGTCGGTGACGTGCCAGTGATGTTCGCGGCGGCGGGCGTGCCGTCTGGGACCGTTGTGACGGTGCCGATGGCGAGCACGTTCGGCGGGCCGGCGGGACCAATCGAGCCGGTTGCGCCCACGTCGCCGCGCGGGATCGTCATGTCGAGCACTTGATTCGGCGAGACGCCGGTGATCGAAACGACAGCGGACGATCCGGGAGCGCCAGTCGTCACCGTGCCCACGGTCAACGTGTTCGCAGGCCCCGGCGGGCCAGGGCCGCCGGTGATGTTCAGCCAGCTATCGGGGTCCGATGGATTGCTGCGGTCGATCAGGACGTAGGTCTGCGTTGGCGTGCCCCACGTCGCGTATGTCTGACCGGGGCCAAGCTCGTTGCCGGGGATCGCGGCCCAGTTGTCGAACGCCTCACCGATGTCCGCTTCGCCGCCCGGACCAAGGTCGATGGTTTCGGTCGAGTTGTACTCGCGGGCGCGAATCGCCCACCACTTCGAGGAGAACATTCCATCGTCCACGGCTTCGGGCCAGCCGGGAGGGGCGGGCATCACGGGGCCTTCTAACTTCTCGGCCCAGTCGAACGCGAGGTCTGCGAAACCCTCCGCTTCGTTCCTGAATCCCTGCGCTTCATTACCAGCGTTCGCCGCGATCTGTGCGTTGTCGAATGCGTTGCTGTTGGAAAGGCTGGCGTCATTCGCGGCGGACTGCGCAATGCCTTGTGACACGCCAGCCTGGGCGGCGGCACCCGATGCAGTCGCTGCGCTTGTCGATGCTGAGGCCGCCGACGCGGAAGCCTGCGACGCGGACGTGGCCGCAGCGGTGGCAGAGGCTTGAGCGGCTGCCGCAGCAGCCTCCGCGTCGGCGGTGATGCCGTCAGCAATGCCGTCAAAGATTCCGTCTTGGAGCTGATCTTCGCCAACAGAATCGTTGGCGAGTGCGCCGTCCGCGCGCTGGATGAGAGCCAGGTTTGTCTGTGTCGCCGTGAGGGCGTTCGATACCGCGTCGTACTCGGTGTCGAGCTTGTCACCCGGTTTCGGGTCGTCAGGGTGCAACGTCTCCCAATCCGTGAAGGAGTACGTACGCGTATAGGCCGGAGGATACGCCATTGATCGCTCCACCCCACACCAACACCTGAGCCCCGGCGCGGAAGCTAC